TACTAATGCCGATCTTGAGATAAAAGCAAATGAAGGAAAGCATTCGCGAGCTATGGAAGTTCTTAATCTGCATCACGCTAATGAAAATAGAGTTAAAGATAGAGAGCACAAGAATAATAAAGGGATGGAAATAGAAATAGAGCTTGGGGATGAGTAAATTAATTCAATCACTTTAGGATATTAAAATGGCAAATTGGATACAAAAAGCAATAAAGAAACCAGGCGCATTACGTAAGAGCTTGGGGATTAAAGTTGGTGAAACAATACCTGATAAAAAGCTTAAAAAAGCCGAGAAATCAAAAAGCCCATTGATGCGTAAAAGAGCAAAATTAGCTGAAACACTTAAAGGGTTGAATAAGTGATTGATTTATAGAATATTAGATTAGTTTGACACGATTATATTGTTTGTGTATATATCATAATTCATATCTAAAATATGACGTACCCATGCGATTATGGGGCATCTACCTCCCCAAAGGGCAATCTGGGCGTACCTTACGCAAAGGTCATACCGTGACGGGGCAAAATAGTTAAAGCATGAGGTTTAAGTGATGGAAGATACAACAGAAATTCCTACAAATTTAGGGATAAATACTGAGATGGATGCTGTTCAATCTGAAAAGATGGTTCCGCAGTCTAAAGTTGATGAAATTGTTCGTCATGCATATGCGAAAGCTATAGAAAAAGGGCGAAATGAGGGTATGTCTAATCAGGCCCAAGTACAGCAACCAAGTATGCAGGATTCATATAATTCATCTTCTCCAGATGCCATACAGAAATTAGTAGCTGCAGAGTCAAAGAAATATCATGACGCAATGATAGAGCAAGCTCGGCATGAAACATCGTCTCAAGATGCAAAGAGATTGGCTGGTGAATTTTTTCAGAAACTTGAGAATGGCGTAGGAAAGTATGATGATTTTAGTGACTCGGTAGGAAATTTACCGTTTGCTGAAATTGCTCCTGTTATCCATCTTGCGAATCAAATGGAAAATACCGACGATGTTATGTATGAGCTAGCAAAAAATCCAATGAAACTTGCGAATCTTATGCAACTTTCACAATTTAGTTCGCCACATCTTGTTCAGCAAGAGATGCGCAAACTATCGGAGTCTATCAGATCAAATGCAGATGCTAAGCGTAGCGAAATGTCTAATGAACCCTTGCGTCAGCTTAAATCCTCTCCAAATTCCATAGATAATGGCAACATGTCTGTCTCGGATTATAGAAAAATCTACAGATAACATATCAGCCATTATCGCAAGAGGTGATATATGGCTGATATTAATCAAAATAGACTACAACAAGTTTCAACTTATCAAAAAGCCGAAATTGCAGTTTTGCTAAATGCAAACGTCGGTATTCATATGGCTAACAAAACTTTCAAAGATTTTGAAAACAAAACGGCTAATCTTGGTGACACGGTCACATTCGAAAAAGCATACAGATCTGTAACGACTGCAGGTCTAGTAATTAGTACATCTCCTATCATTCAACGCGTACAGTCACTAAGATGTTGTCAATCTGCAAATACTTCGTCTGCATATTCTGCTCAACAATTTATATTTAACGTTGATAAATATATGTCTGAAATTGGCAGATCTAGAATTTTAGAACTTGGTACACTTCCGGAAAGTGATATTCTTAAAAATTTCACATCATCTGTTACTGTAATTAATCCACAAGACCCACTAAATGGTCAACTAATTGATCCAGCAAGTGGTCCGTATCGATTTTATGGAGATGGAAATACTCCAATCGAATCGTATGGTCAACTTGCGCAGGCAGTTGCTAACTTTAGGGATTATGGTGCGGCAACGCATGATATGGAAGCAATTATTCCAATGACAATTGTCCCTGCAATCATTAGAAGCGGATTAACTGAATTTGCACAAAATCGAAATAATAAAGATGCATACACGTGGGAACTTGGGCCGTTTGCTGGATTCACATGGTCTGAATCTAATATGTTGCCAATTCATATTGCAGGAACGGCTGGGCAAACTAGCACAACATTGACACTAGTTAGTACAAATGATCCTAGTGGCGCTAATGTAACTCAGTTAACTTTTAGTTCATCTTTGGGAAATGATATTAGTGCTATTAAGAATGGCGATCTAATGGTTTTTGATGATGGAGTAAGTGGACAGCCGAATATGCGCTATCTTACTTTTACTGGACATATTCCATGCTCACAACCTGTGCAATTTAGAGCAGTTGGCGATGCAGAAAGTATTGGTGGTCAAGTAACCATTAATATTTATCCGCCTCTTGTATCTCAATCTGGCATAACTGACCAGAATCTTAATAATTCTTTGGCTGCTGGGATGCAAGTTTCAGTAATGAATAGTCATAAGGCTGGCGCAATTATGTCTGGTAAACCGCTTTATCTAGCAATGCCACGGCTAAATGATCAGGCGCCATTTTCTACGGTTACAACTACTGATCCTGAAACTGGTGTTTCTATTAGGCATTATTGGGGCGCTATGTTTGGTCAAAACGTATCATCATATGTATGGGATGTTATATGGGGATCTACATTGATCGCTGAAAATTGTATGCGCATTCTTATTCCACTCACACAATAATAGAGGTTATTTATGTCTAGTTTAGTCCCAATTTTAAATAAAGGTTTGCTATATGCAAATAACTGTCAGGTATCTATAGATACTGCCACTTCGGTCATAATTGCGAGCGGACAATTAAGAGATAGTACTAATGTATTTGATATCACGGTATCTAATGAATTAACAGTAAGGACAGATTATGTTGGTGCTGGTGGATTAGATACAGGCGTTATTGGAATAGATACTTTTTATGCACTGTATGTTATTTCAGACCCTACTAATATGCTTCAACCGATTGGTCTTCTATCGCTATCATCGTCTAATCCAGTAATGCCATCAGTTAGAGGCGTTACCTATGGTGCATATCGATTGATTGGATATGTAAAAACAGACGCTAGTGGTGATCTTTTGAAATGCACAATTATTGGGAATGGTAATGAGCGTACGCATTACTGGGATCTACCAATAAGCGCATTATCTGGCGGTGCATCAAGTACTTTTGCTGATATTACGCTTGAGGATTCTGTTCCATCTATTATGGCAATTTCCGATAGTAGTTGTGTAGCAGCTTCTGTTCAATGTAGCGTTTCTTTTACTTCTGCGGTAGCGGGAAACTATGCTGGTTTTATTAGTGGTGCATCTGCATCAACAATAGGAACATGGTTATTAAGTGGTTCTGTTGCCGCTGTTCCTCAAATCGCACAAATGGATGTATGTGCTGATTATACGATCGCAGAAATGTTTGTAGTAAAATATAAAAATTCTGCTGCGTTATGTTCTAGCTCTGTAGATATTACAGGGTTTAAATATTTCATCTAGGAATATTAATGACAACGACAAGAGAGTTAATAATCGAAAGTTGGTATTTATCCAAGATTGTTCCTCGTGGTTTAGGAACGGTTTCCGGAGCGCAAATAAATGATGGTTTGCGCTTACTTAACTCTCTTCTCGCTTTCAAAACGGTTGATGAAAATAAAATACCATATTTTACAGAATATGATTTCCAGTCAATAGTCGGTGAAGAAAAATATTTTATTCCCGGTTTAATAAGCGTACAAACATTAACTTTTGAGCTTAACTCGGTTAGATACTCAATGCAGAGTATGGGAAGGAAAGAATATTTTGGAAGTCCTAGAGCGAATAATATCAAATCTCTCCCATTCACATATCATATAGAGAGAGCACTTAATGGTGCGAATTTGTTTATGTATGCTTTGCCGAATGCCGTTTATCCATTCAAGTTATACGCGAATTTTAGTCTACAATCTGTAACGCTCAATGAAGATCTAAACGATACACTGGATGCGTTTTACATTGAATATATGCGATATTTATTATCTGCGTACATGTGTGAAGATTATGGAGTATCTACGCCAGACTCTGTTGCTAAGCGACTTCAAGCGTATGAAGATAAAATGATAGATGTAAGTCCGTATGATTTTACAATGAAGAAATACTCAATACTTAATGCGCAAACAACTGGTCCTGATATTTATGTAAATGCCAATATTACTACGTGGAGACCATTCTAATGGCGCTTAAAACTCCATCTATACAAATATCATATCAACCGCTTGATATTGTTGGATCCTCAACATTTGGTAAGAGTCCAGACATTATGGCGAGTAGAACATTTAATATGTTCCAGACTGATGACTGGATGACGAATTATCCCGGACATTCTGAAGCAATAAATATATCAAATGAAGGCACTGGGCGTGGTATTTTTACGAGTGGAAATTCTGGTGTAATGATCTGTGTAATCAATGAGTTTGCTTATGTAATTTCGTTATTCAGTCTTGGAATAGATGGTAAAAAGAATTTTTCATATCGAAAGATTGGAGAATTAGCAACTATAACCGGAGATGTATTCATTGATGAGAACAATGCAAATCAAATTGCAATTTGTGATCAACTAAATTTATATATATGGAATTCTATAACAGATACTTTTCAGATTGCATTAATGCCAACAACACCGAGCGGTTCGGCAATGGTTCCTGGATATGTTACGTTCCAAAATGGAAATTTTGTAGTTCCTGATACATTAACTAATTTCTGGGCTCTTTCAGCGCCAAATGATGGCCTAAATTGGTTTTGGGGAGCATCTGGTCAGCCAGTTCAGGGGACGATTTCTACAAAACCAGATCTAGGAAGGGTTACGATCCGATTTCCTGGTCATGGCAATCTTTTGCTCGTTCTCGGTAAAACAGTTGGTGAGTTATTTACAGATATTGGTGGTGCACTATTTCCATATCAGCGAAGTACGAGTGTTAATTTTGATTACGGTTGTGTGAATCCTGCTACTTTAGCAAGTTCTGAAGATTTCGTAGCATGGCTTGGATCTAATGAAAGATCCGAGCCTGTAATAATGTTCTGCTCGGGAAGTGATATCAAAACATTATCAACTGATGGAATTAATAATTTACTTCAAAAAATTACTAATCCAGAAAAATCTGTAGGTTTTTTCGTTAAGATCATGGGTCATTTAATATATCAACTTACATTTTTTGATCCTAAAGATAATTTCACATTGATGTACGATTTTACAACTAATAAATTTTACGATGCTACTGACGAAAACATGGATCATCACATTGCGCGTAAAGTGGCATTTTTCCAAGATGAATATTATTTTATAAGTTTAAACGACGGTAATATTTATTTAATGAGTAGTGATTTAAACTCATTATCATATGGAAATATCGCATCACAAAATTTACGTGTATATGATATGCCACGAGTGCGTGTATGTTCTAATTTTCGCCTTCCTGATTGCAGTAGATTTATTGTTTCCAATATTGCATTAACGATCGAGCAAGGTAATGATAATCTAAATACAATTGCAAATCCTGATTATGTTCCTCGCATGGCATTATCTATATCTAATAATGGCGGAATAACGTTTAGTTCATATGAAAATATTGAATTAAATAAGTCAGGAAATGGAGTTAATATTATGCAATGGTGGAATCTTGGAGCATCAAATAATTTCGTTGCACAATTTAGATTCTGGTCAAAAGGCCCATCAAATTTATTTAATGGAGTAATGGGGTTTTATCAATGATCATTCCAACATTTACTAAAACTAAATTTGTTGATGAAAATGGTGTTCTTACTTCTCAGACACAACAAGCATTCGATATATTTTTTCAGCAAGCTCAAGAAAGTATATCGAATGATGGCTTTGTAATTCCATCGCAGAGCACGTCACAAATAAATTATATTGCAAGTGCAAATAATGAAAATTCAATGCCAAATGGCACAATGTGGTACGACTCAGAGTTAAATAAATTAAAAGTAAAAATAAACGGGACGGTACGAATCATCACTACATCATAATTATATTTAGGCATTCATATGCAATTAAATCCATTTTCAAATAATTTTTATCAAAATCCAGCAGATTCTGCGATGAAATCGCTAGAGCAAATTCCTGGAGCAGTAAAACCATATTATGATCCATACATGAGTGCTGGGAAAGATAGTCTTAGCACGCTTATGGAACAATATCAGAAATTAATAAGTGATCCGGGTGCACTTATGTCTACATTTGGGCAAGGTTATCAACAATCACCAGGATATCAATTTCAATATGATCAAGCGATGAATGCGTCAAATAATGCGGCTGGTGCAGGTGGAATGCTAGGAACGCCAGCGCATCAAATGCAGTCGTCTCAAATGGCATCTGATTTAGCTAATCAAGATTTCAACAATTATTTGTCGAAAGTTCTTGG